TAGTAGACAAAGAATCTGATAACTTACACAACATTTTAGATCCTAATGATGTTAAAGCATTTAAAGATTTAACTGAAGAATTACGAGATACTTGGACTAAAAAACAAATTTTTAGAACAGAAACTGAAATGAGATTTTCAGTATTAAATGATTATAAATATCCAGATAACGGATCTAAATATTGGCAATGTGTTAGAGAACAAAATGTTTATTTAGAACAGCTAATGCAGTTATCTTTTGATTACAGAAGAAATGATGTCAAAATAAAAAGACTTGAAAAAAAAATACAAGAAGAAAAAGATGATTTAAAAATAGAATTATTTGAAATTGATCTTGATGAAAAAAAATTTAGTAAAGCAGCAATGGAACTTACTGCTAAAGACAGGATGAGAGAAATTAAACTATGGTCTAAAATTAAGAAAGAAGTTGACGATGGTAAATTTGATAAAAATAATGTTGATACACACCAACTTGAATCTTATCATAAAGTAATGATTAATAGAAAAAACACTTTAACCTCTGGATCTAGTCAGCCAGAAGTATTTAATGTTCTAGGACAATTAGAAGGCATAGAAAAACTTAAAAAAGAAAGAGGTCAACTTGAAAGTCAAAAAAGAGAAGCTATATCTCAGGAATCAAAGCTTGGAGCAAAATCCGAGTAATCAAAAACAATTTGATTAAATGAAATTTAATTTTGTATTTTTAGGTCAATCTATATTAAGGTATGAAGTACCTTTAGATATTTATAATACAATTAATTATATTTACGAAAACAAATATTCAGAATTACCATTAGCTAACAAACAATTAGTTGGTAAAATTAAAAAAGAAAATAGTTTATTTTATGATGGTAAAGATCAAACTAAAATGAAAACACATAATTTATTACCTGCTAATGTTTTAGCTTGGTTTACAGACTGTTATCGACATTATTTAAATTGGAATCAAATAATAAATTACAAGATTCATTTAAATTCTATTTGGATAAATGAGATGAAAGAACACGAATATAATCCAATACACGTGCATCAAGGGGAACTGTTTTCAGGTTTATCGTCTGTTATGATTTTAAAATTACCAAAAAGTTACGGAGTTGAATACTCATCTAATGAAGCTCCTCAAAACGGAAGACTTCAAATATTAGGTTCTGTATCTGGTCAATTTGCAAAAATAGATTATCAACCAGAAACTGAAGTACGAGATTTTTATATTTTTCCATATGATATGAGACATTGTGTTTATCCATTCAATGGACCAGGTCTAAGACGAACATTGGCCGCTAATTGTGATGTAGACTACAATCCAATTCAAAACAGAGGAATAAGTTAATGTACGAAAATACAATTATACACGAACCAAAATGGAAAAGTTGGATTATAGAAACAACCACACCTTTATTTACACCAGATCAATGTAGACAAATTATTGCAGCAGGTAGATCACAAAAACCACAGGTAGCACAAGTTGGTGTAGGTAGACCAGAAGGCGGAACTGATACGAAGAAAAGAGTAACTACTATTAGTTGGATTCCTTTTGATGCAATGGTTCCTATGTATAAAACACTAGATACCTTTATACAAAAAGCAAATTTAAATCATTTTGGATTTGATGATGTAAGAATAACAGAACAAGCTCAGTTTACAGAATACCCAGAAGGTGGGTTTTATGATTGGCATATGGACTGTGATGTTGTCATGGCTCACGAACCTCCTGTTAGAAAAATATCAATGACATTATTATTAAACGATCCATCGGAATTTGAAGGAGGTGATTTAGAATTAATGAGTCCTGGTAAATTTAAACCACTGAAACAAGGACATGCAACATGTTTTGCATCTTTTTTAAATCATAGAGTAAATACAGTAACTAGAGGTATGAGACAATCTTTAGTTGTCTGGTTTGGAGGCAAACCTTTTAGATGATTAAAGAACAATTTTTTCCAACAACTATTTATGCAAAAGATATACAGATAGATAATAATTTATTAACTAATGTAATTGTAAATATGTCTAAACAAGATCCTGGTGTTAAAAAAACAAATAGGCAAGGTTGGCATTCTAAAAATATAGATAATTCTCAAAAAGAATTTGAGCCATTAATTAAAGAATTATACAATATGCAAAATGAAATATATCAAGAAGAATGGTTAGATAAAAAACCTATAATAGGTAATGTATGGGCTAATTTAAACCCTCCAGGTGCATATAATACACCCCACATCCATCCTAATTCATTATGGTCTGGTGTATATTATGTAAAAGCCGAAGAGAACTCAGGTAAACTTGTTTGCAATGATCCGAGACTAGGGGCACAAATGAGTATGCCTACCGTAAAAACAGGTGTTCCTCCACAACATTTATGGAAAGAGTGTTATCTAGCACCTATGCCAGGAAGAATAATAATGTTTCCTGCATGGTTATGGCATTCAGTTGAACCCAATCAATCTAATGATATAAGAATATCAGTTTCATTTAATTTTTTACAGGAGGGTTTTAATGTTTAATAAATATCAAGTAATTAAAAATGCAATTAGTTATGACTTAGCTAATTTTGTATTTAATTATTTTCTTTTAAAAAGAGATGCAGCTGAATTTATGTATAAAAACAATATTATATATGACAACGGTATGTTTGGCACATGGAAAGATAAACAAATACCTAACACTTATTCTCACTATGCAGATCCTGTAATGGAAACATTGCTTGTTAAAATGTTGCCTGTTATGGCTAAAGAAACAGGCTTAAATTTAGTGCCAACTTATTCTTACGTAAGGGCCTATAAAAAAGGCGATGAATTAAAAAGACACAAAGATAGACCAAGTTGTGAAATATCTACTACTGTAAATTTAGGTGGAGATTCTTGGCCTATATTTATTGATGGCACAGGAGCTGATAATGTTATTGATGAACGAAAAAATATACATAAACCCGATGCACCTGAAGGTACTAAAGTCTTGCTTGAAGTAGGCGATATGCTAGTATATAGTGGCTGTGATCTTGAACATTGGCGAGAGCCTTTTGAAGGGAACATTTGCGGTCAAGTATTTCTACATTATAATCATGTAAATGGCCCATTTGCTGATAAGAACAAGTTTGATGGACGACCTATGTTGGGTCTACCATCATTTGTAAAATAGTATAATAATGGGTTTATATGTTACAAAAATTAGGATTTCTACCAGGATTTAATAAACAGGTTACTTCGACCGGCGCTGAGTCTCAGTGGACGGAAGGAGAAAACGTACGTTTTAGATATGGCACACCAGAAAAAATAGGAGGCTGGCAACAATTAGGAGAGTCTAAACTTACAGGCGCTGCTAGAGGTTTACATCATTTTGTTAATTCAGCTTCTACAAAATTTGCAGCTATAGGAACTAACAGAATTTTATATGTATATTCTGGTGGAGTGTTTTATGACATTCATCCTTTAGTCAATCCATCAGGTACTACAATTACAAATTGTTTTAGTACTACAAATGGTTCACCTACAGTTACTATTACATTTCCAGGAACTCACAGTTTTCAAGCAGGAGATATAATTTTACTAGACGATTTTACTACAGCAACTAATTCTAATTATAGTGCAACTGATTTTGATAATAAAAAATTTATGGTAACTAGTGTACCTACGGCCACTAGTATTACAATTACAATGCCTACTAATGAAACAGGAACAGGTGCTAGTTTATCTGGTGGAATTAAATATTATCAATACTATCACGTAGGACCAGCAGAACAAGTAGGAGCATTTGGTTGGGGTATATCATTGTGGGGTGGTAGTGTTTTAGGTGTAGCTACAACAACTCTAGATGGAGCTATCGGTAGTACATCAGGTGGTAATAATGGTTCTGCTACAGAAATAACATTAACTAGTGTTACAGGTTTTCCTACATCAGGTACAAACCATGTATTAATAGGTAGTGAAGAAATATCTTACACAGGAATTACAGGAAATAAATTAACAGGTATTGGTAGAGCAGCTAGAGGAACAACTGCAACAACGCATTCAAATGGTGCTACCGTTACCAACACAACTTCTTTTACAGGGTGGGGATCACCAGCGGCAAACACAGACTCGGTAACAGACCCTGGTCTGTGGTCCTTGGACAATTTAGGGTCAACACTAATAGCTTTGATACATAACGGAGAATGTTTTGAATGGGATGGTGATGCAGCTAATGCAACAGCAACACGAGCTACGATTATAACTGGTGCACCAACAGCGTCACGTGATATGTTAGTATCTACACCTGATCGTCACTTAGTATTTTTTGGAACAGAAACAACTATTGGAGATAAAACTACACAAGACGATATGTTTATAAGATTTTCATCCCAAGAAAATATAAATGACTACACACCAACAGCTGAGAATAGTGCTGGTACACAAAGACTGGCCGCTGGATCACGGATCATAGGTGGTAAGTTAGGTAGAAATGCAATTTACATTTGGACTGACACATCTTTATTTACTATGCGTTTTGTTGGTACTCCATTTACTTTTGCATTTGAACAAGTTGGTACTAACTGTGGATTGATTGGTATGAATGCAGCAGTAGAAGTTGATGGTGCTGCGTATTGGATGTCTGACAATGGTTTTTTTAGATTTGCTGGTAAACTAGA